GATTGTGGTTGTTGAATCCGAAGCATGGGCAATGGCGGTAATGACTAACTTCATTAAGAATTGGCAATACGTGAACAAATACGTTAAAGTCAAATCATGGGCAAAACTTAGCATCGGACAAATGGCTGAGGCACTTGCAAAGCATATTAGCGAAACTGGTGAAACATTTGCTAACTTGACAACCGAAGAAGTATGCAAGTAAAAAACATTCAACTTTACAAAGGTATTGACTTTAATAGCTACCAAGCTAAAGAAGGTCATTCATACAGTTCAATCAAGAACTCAGACTCCGAAGCATTTAAGCAGACCTTTAAAATGCAGCTAGGTACTGAGGTACATAACTACTTGTTAGAACCTAAGACTTACCAGCATGAACGCAGGGAGTTGATTGTGCCGATTGCACAAGCTGCTTACGATGTCATAGGGCAAGTTTTGCCATTCCTTGATACTGAACTTAGTGTAACTGCTGACTTTGAACATGAAGGCTTTACAATGGCTTATCGTGGTCGTGTTGACATGGTGCGCAGTGGTAAAGTTGTAGTGGATCTAAAGATTAGCGAAATGCCATTGAGCAAGTCAATATCATACTTCGGTTATGATAAGCAACTTACTGGCTATTGCTTGGCTACTATGTGCAAGGTTGGAATCATTATCAGAGTGAATCCAAAAACTCGACATACTGAGCGCGTAGTAATTAAGCAGAACGTTGAATGGTGGGAACAAAAAGTTTTAGAATTAGGAATACCGACAGAATTTTATTAATTATTAAAAAGTAAACAAAATGAAAGACAAAAAAAAACTAGTAGAAGAAATTTCTATTTTAGCTAATTGTAAAGAATTAGATCATATTGGTTCATATTATGAATGTTTTGACATCGCAATTAAAATTATGGCATTGGAAGAACAAAGGAAAACTAATGTACATCTAGCAAATATTGGACATTATTTAAAAATATCAAACATAAATTTTAACAAACAAAAACAACAATTATGATTGTAATGGACATCTGCCTTTCAGACATCCCTGAGTGGAGTAGAAAGAAAGCTAACAATGGTAAAATCTATGCAAAGTTTTGCTTAGTAGAACGTAAAGAGAAAGACAAGTTTGACAACACACACACAGTGTACATGAATCCAACTAAGGAGCAACGCGAAGCGAAGCAAGACAAATCGTATGTTGGGAATGGTAAAGAACTTGTATTTAATGCGCCTGCACCAGTGCAACAAGATGCGCCAAGACCCAATGACATGGAATCACTTCCATTTTAATCTTAACCAACAAGGCTGGGCAATACGGCTCAGCCTTAAATAACAACAACAACATGAACTATAACGAATTTTTAGAAAGCAAAAAAAAGACAATAATCCAAAGCGGATTTGATATCAACCAAGATCAACTTAATTACAATTTATTCCCATTTCAGAAGTTTATTGTTCAAAGATCATTGAAGGCTGGCAAGTATGCAATATTTGCGGATTGCGGATTAGGTAAAACATTGATGCAATTAACATGGGCAGAGCAAGTGGTAAGGCAAACAAATAAGCCAGTGTTAATACTTGCACCATTGGCAGTTGTTGGACAAACTAAGCAGGAAGGTTTGAAGTTTGGAATTAACATGAATAACATTTCAGTTTACAATTACGAACAAATAAACAATTTAGACTGCTCAATTTATAGCGGTATTGTACTTGATGAATCTTCCATCTTGAAAAACTATGAAGGTGAAACAAAGAAGTTGATTATTGATAACTTTAAATTTACTCCTTACAAGTTAGCTTGTACCGCTACACCTTCACCTAACGATCCGATGGAACTTGGCAATCATTCTGAGTTTTTAGACATTATGAGCAGAAATGAGATGCTTGCCATGTACTTTGTGCATGATGGCGGTGAAACTGCTAAATGGAGATTGAAAGGGCATGCAGTAAAGTTGTTTTATCAATTTATTGGAACTTGGGCAATAATGCTTAACAAGCCACAAGACATCGGATTTGAAATGACTGGGTATTCTTTGCCTGAATTAAAGCTAATTGAAAAACAAATAATAACTGCCAATAGAGATAATGGGCAATTATTCAATGATGCTATAATTTCAGCTACTAACTTCAATCAAGAATTAAGACTTACCAAATTAGAAAGACTTGAAGAAGTTGTAAACATCATTAAAAATAATCCAAGTGAAAACTACATTATTTGGATAAAACAAAATGAAGAAGGCGAAGCATTAAAAAAGTTATTACCTGAAGCAGTAGAAGTTAAAGGTGCAGATTCTAACGAATGGAAGGAATCTAAATTACTTGGATTTGCAAATAATGAATTTCGAATATTGATTACAAAAACTAAGATTGCATCTTTCGGGATGAATTATCAAAATTGCAGAAATCAAATATTTGCATCATTAGACTTTTCATTTGAAGGATTATACCAAGCTATTAGAAGATCATATCGTTTCGGTCAAAAAGAAATAGTTAATATCTATTTGATTACAACCGATACAATGGCAAACGTTAAACAAGCAATAGATAATAAACAAAAACAATTTGAGATTATGCAAGACGAAATGAGCAAAGCAATAAATGCAAACTTAAACAACGAAATGATGAAAACAACATCATACAATGTTGATGAAGTTAACAATGAATTTTACAATATTCAGCGTGGTGATTGTGTAGAATTGATTAAAAATGTACATGATGAATCAGTAGGGTTTTCTATATTCTCTCCTCCATTTGCAGAACTTTATACATATTCTAATCACATTGAGGATATGGGCAATAGTTCAGACTATAATCAGTTTTTAAAGCAATTCTCATTTTTGATTAAAGAACTTTATAGGGTTGTTCAATCAGGCAGAAATGTTGCAGTACATTGCATGGACTTGCCAATTCAGAAAGGAAAGCATGGTTTTATAGGATTAAGAGATTTTAGCGGATTAATTTTAAAAGCATTTGAAGAATCAGGATTTATCTATCATTCAAGGGTTACTATTTGGAAAGATCCAGTAGTTGAAATGCAAAGGACCAAAGCACTCGGATTACTTCATAAGCAAGTAAAGAAGGATTCTACAATGAGCAGAGTTGGAATACCTGATTATTTAATGATCTTTAGAAAAGATGGAGAAAGAAGTAATCCAGTAACAAGCACTGATATACCAGTTGATTTGTGGCAGAAATACGCATCACCAGTTTGGATGGATATTAACTACGGAAATACTTTACAAGGATTTAGAAACGGAAGGGATGCAAACGATGAAAAACATATTTGTCCTTTACAACTTGAAACGATTGAAAGAGCAATACATTTATACACCAACGTAAATGATACAGTATTCACTCCTTTCATGGGTATCGGTTCTGAAGTATTTCAAGCAGTTAAAATGAATCGTAAAGGCATAGGATTTGAACTTAAGGAATCTTATTACGACCTTGCTAAAAAGAATCTTCAATCACTTTTAGAAACTAAAAAACAAACAACCCTATTCTAATGCGTTCATCCATAGTTCAAGCAATACAACATCTTAAGCAAGCCGAGGAGTTCATGAATGACTTTATCAGGCAAGCACCAAACACAAGAGGATCAGTCATCTTTGATGGTTATTCACGTAAGGTAAAATGGATTCTTAGAGATATTCTTACCTTCCCCTACTTCACCGATGATGTGAGGTTGGGGATTAGAACCGAGATTGAATCAGATGCCTTCGCAGTTGAAGCAATTCACGATAAGATTCCACTATTGAATCCTGAACAAAGAGCAATGTTAGAAGAATTAGTGGAAGATATGGTGGCAGGAAAAACTATTGAGATAAAAATAAAAACACAATAACAATGGCACAACAAACATCAGTAGAATGGTTATTTGAAACAATGGCAAAAACTCCAATAACTGAGTGGTACAATGTTTTACAACAAGCAAAAGAAATGGAATACAATCAAATTGTAAACGCATATCTTCAAAGTCGTCCTAAAGGTAATATAGTTAAATGCCTTAAAACATGGGATAACGCTGATGAATATTACAACAAAACTTATAAGAATGACAAACAAACAACGCTATAATTTAGCCCATCTGCACTGGCAAGAAATTACATACCCATCAGCATTCAAAGCAGGATTTACACATGATCCGCCAATGCCAGTTGTTACTAAGGCAAACGGACTGACTAACTTTATTTGTATCTACCTTAACTGGAGCGGACATCGTGCAACGCGCATAAATGTATCAGGTCGCAAAGTTAAGGACAAATGGATAAGGTCCACAACCAGGAAAGGAACTGCGGATATATCAGCCACAATTAATGGCAAATCAGTAATGATTGAAATCAAGATTGGTAGGGACAAACCATCCCTAGATCAGTTAGCAGAACAAATCAAAGAGCGCAACGCTGGTGGTATTTATGAATTTATAAGTTCAGTTGATGAGTTTTTTATGTTATACGATAATTTGTTGTAAATTTGCAAAGATGTGTAGGAGCATCAATTATAACTTTTTACCCCCGAGATTTGTATGGCAACTCCTACTGCCTACGAATCGAAGGGGTTCTTTTATT